TTAAATGATTTCTTACATAGAAAATGTCATGAAAGGAATATAGAAATTCTTGATAGCGAAATAAATCAAGTAATATTAGATGAGCAGGGGTATGTTTCTAAGTTAATCGATCTACAAGGTCAATCTCATGCTTACGATTTTTATATTGACAGTAGCGGATTCAAAAGAATCATTGCATCAAAGTTAGAAGCTAAGTGGGTTGATGTTACTGATCAGTTACCGATGAACAGTGCTATTGCTTTCCCAACAGGCTATACCGAAGATATTCCTTCTTATACAGAAGCCACAGCACTAAGCAGCGGCTGGGTATGGAGAATCCCTACTCAAGAAAGATACGGAAACGGTTATGTATTCTGCGATCAGTTCATAAACGAAACAGAAGCCTATGATGAGGTGAGTCAATACTATAAGAATACCTTAGGCATTACAGACGATTTAAAAGTGGGCAAGCGAGTAAAGTTTGGTGCCGGATATCTTGAAAAGTTTTGGATTAAAAACTGTGTAAGTATTGGACTAAGCGGAATATTTGTTGAGCCATTAGAGGCCAGTAGTATAGGAACAACTATTCAACAGTGTTTTATGCTGGCTCCTAACATTGCCTTTTACAACCGAGGCGAAGAACTTACTGCAAATATCTATAATAAACATATGAGTGTAGTTGCAAAAAACATTATAGATTATATTCAACTACACTATTTTACAGATAGATCTGATACAGAGTTTTGGCGTTGGTGTCAGCATGAAATCAAATTAACTGATTTTAACAAAGCTCACCTTGAATATTTTAAAGAAAACTTTCCTAACGTCTACTGTTTTAACGATCCTATGATTTTGTTTTCATACAATAACTATGCTCAAGTTATGCACGGGTTAGGAATGTTCAATAATGAAAAAATATTAAAGTTTTATAATGAACACATGAGTCACTGGAGAAAGATTACTAACAACACTATTGAAATAAATGATTCGATGGATCGAGAAGTTGAGGTGTTTTCTCACCGAGAATCTTTAAACAGATTAAAAGAAAGATATAATGAAATACAAATCAAACTCTAATATTATTGTTCTAGGAGGCGGAAGTGCAGGATGGTTAACAGCGTTGTTCATCCAGCGTAACTGGCCAGATACACACGTTACTGTAGTAGAGAATCCCAAACAGCCTCCTATCATTGCAGGTGAAAGTGGAACTACTACATTTGTTGGTTTATTAAGACATCTCAAGATAGATTCCGACGACTTTATTCGTAAAGTTAATGCTACTCCTAAGCTAGGAGGAAAGTTTGAAAACTGGACAGGTGTTGGATCAAAGTTTATACACTGTTTGCAAACCGATTATGCACCATGGCTAGACGGATGGACTGAATATGTTAACAGTGCTCCTACAGAAGAGCTAAATCTAGGAACAATGTATTCAATACTTAATGCAGAACAAGAAAAAGACGTATATCTTAAAACACTCTTAGCAAATGATATTCCCCTTGCAAAAGCATTCTATGCTAATCAGTTCATTGAAACAAATAAAGTTCCGTTTGGTGCAACTAGTGAACTGCCGTGTGTAGCAATGTGGCATTTTGAAAGCAGGGCTGCTGCTGCATATTTTAAAAACATTGGCCTAGCTAGAAACATAACCTTAGTAGAAGGTGAATATCAGCAATCACATCAGGATCTCAATGGAAATATTACCAGTATACAGTTAGATCAAGATCAACTTCTAAAAGGAGATTGGTTCTTTGACTGTTCTGGATTTGCAAGATTGCTTATGGGTAAAGTTTTAGAAGAACCTGTTGTTGATTATACTAATTATTTTCCGGCAAGAGCAGTAGTTGCTTGGTGGGACTCGCCCGAATATACCACTACAACAAACGCTAATGCTATGAAGTTTGGTTGGTCTTGGAATATTAATCTAAGACATCGTTCTGGAAATGGTTACATTTATGATCCCGACCATATCAATTTAGATCAAGCTATTCAAGAAGCTGAAAAGTTCTATAACAAGAAAATTGATCCTATTGCAAACTTTCAGTTTACTCCCGGCATGATGAAAAAAGCATGGAGGAATAATGTTATTGCAATCGGCCTTAGCAGCGGATTTTTAGAGCCTCTAGAAGCTAATGGTGTAGCTGTGATTATTGAGAGTCTTTATAGTTTACAAGACCACTGGAAACCTTTTGAATCTCGTATTGACCCAGAAAGGGTTGATAGATTTAATGAGCGGGTTTGGAATATTACTGAAGACATCAAAGATTTTCTAGCTCTTCATTATAGAGGAAAACGATCAGATACTGATTTTTGGAAGAGTCACATGTACGATTCTAATCGAATACCTGCAACATTGTCCGAAAAGTTATTGGCTTGGAAGAGTTATTATCTAGGACAAAAAGGAGAACCGTGGCTATATGGCTATAGCCCAACCGCATGGCTTATGGTTCTACAGGGATTAAGAGTATTTGATCACACCGTATTGAGAAATATACACAAAAATGCTCTAACCGTAGGTCAAAAACTACTAAATATCAACGAATCCCGATATAAGGAACTTGTTACTCCATTTTGGACTGTAGACGAGTGGATTCATAGAACAGCATAAATATATACTGTAAGGAGAAAATAATGGCAACTTATAAAATGATTCTTAGAAAACCTGAGCCGCCAAATTCAATGGCAATCATGGAAGATACTTGTGAAGCAAAAAACATGGACGAAGCTCGCAAGATCTTCGAAGAGCGTCACGGTAATCAAAGAAACGTAGCTGGCCCTATCAAAGTCGCTGGTTAAATCGTTTCATCAGATCGTTAACATCTGATATCTGTTTCAACTCATTCTGAACTGCCTGGCTAGTGTATTCAAAAGGCAAGCCCAAACAAGGTCTTGTATCCCACTTTAGCCAGGCATCGTCGCCTTTAGCATCTACATACTGCAAAAACGCTTGTATTTGCCTTTTAGCAGGCAAAGGATCTCGCCAATGTTCATGCAGACGACCACTGTATATTGCAATATCACCGACTTCTAGATCAATGCAGTGTGTTACTCCATTAGAGTTTTTTACATAAAGTGGCCAATCACAGTCTTTTTCTAAGCAAACAGAAACAGTAACTTCGGAACTAGGGCGATCAACATGCTTTTGTAATTCCGATCCCTGATAATAAATTCTAGCATACGAGTACGTCGGAAACAAGGTCATGCCTACAGCCTTTTCAACTTGGGGTTGTACCCAGACACTCAGCGTTTCCATCATCAGAGGACTGTATCTGGCAAATGTATTATCACATAAGTCTGCTAGATTGGCATTAGGATATAACTGTTTGCAAACCGTTTCCATCATCTCGAACTCTAATGCAATAAATTTACAGAGTTCGGACGAAACTGCATTTTTTATTATTAAAAAATCTTCTTTCATGTTAGTGGCATTAAACTCATATTGACAAATGGTCTTTCAACATAATTTGATATTAATGGACTATTTGGTATAGTATGTATATCAAATCCTATAGTAGTTCTAACACCATCGTAAGGTTCTACAGCTTCAACCTTATGTCGTCTATTCCCCTCTGCAAAATATATTTGTCCAGGTACATTTGAAATCTCATAGTTTTCAAACATAGTTTTAGTATTCTTAGGATCTATAGAAATATACCCATGATAATCGTATGAATGATCATGCCAATCTAATATTTTTAAATCCTCATATTTGATGTAGTTGATCCATGCTTCGAACCATAAAGGTCTCTCATTTCCTAACTCCGATCGAACCAAGTCTCTCATCTCTTTATAGATAGAATAGAATATTGTCGAAGGTGCTGTTAAAGCAAAAATATTGTACTTAGAATAAGACCAAGTTGAATCACTTTCAGGAAATAGTTTTTTAAAGTTACTATGTGCAATATCTAAATCTGCTTTTATTAGATCGAGATTTTCTACAATGGTACTGCTTTGATATAATCTATAAGTCATAGTAACATATTTCCAAGATTAATATTAATCACACATCGGTATTTGTTGTGTTGGACAGGACTAGAACTATGATAGTATTTTCCCGGAAACACCAATAACTTTCCACGTTTTGGAGTTACTCTATGCCGAATCGTAAAGTTGCCTGACTGGATTTTTATAACATCGTCAATACCACTATCATATGTTTCGTTTACTTCGTTGAATATAACAGTATCGCCATCAGAGTCATTAACATAATAGATAGCGTTCCAATGCGGGAAGAAACTATCTATGTGAGGCATATGGTATTCCTGCGTTGATCTACAGTTGGGTAGGGTCATGTTAGCCCGCATCCTAAATAATCTGTTAAAGGGTACTTCTGCGCGACTAGTGATGCTGAGTACTAGGGGATATATCAAGTTAAAGAAGTTGCTAACAGGCTTACTATTCTCAAAGAAGAAATGATTAAACCCTGCATGATTGTTCGGATCATCTATAAAACAATCATCACCCGATACCATATTTTTATTAAACAACCAAGGAAACTCAAAACTAGTCATGAGTTCTTCTAGATGATTTTGATAATCTACAGGGATTATGTTTTCTATTTCAATAATATCTTTCATTTTTTCTTTCTTAGATTTCCGGATATCGATATACGATACTCGTCCGAACTGGTAAAAGGGTATACCATATGTTGAAGACATGAGGGAAATAAGAAGATTTGTCCCTCATATAGTTTATCTACTGGAAATTCTACTTCTCTTATTTCTCCAAACATGTTATTATAGAAAAAAGAAAACATTCCTGCTCTCGGACTGTTTGATTCAACACTGCTCTGTTGATTTATTTCTTCTAAAATATAGTAAGGAACTTGAATCCATAATGCAAAACTATAACTACCATCATGGGCATGGATAGGATTAAACTCATTTTTCTTTTGAAAGTTAACCCAATAGTTATATAACTCTAGATTATTTGAACTCAGATCTTTAGTAGTTCGTGTAATGTCCCAGTTCGAAGTATAATCTTTGCATAGACCTAATAGATACTGTTCTAGAGCAGCTTGATTTTTACCTAACTTATATTCTTTTTCAATATTACCTGCAAGATTGTAGTTTATTTTATTTTCTGTGGAAGATAGATCTAACGATAGTACTTCTTCTTTTAGATTTTCAAAAAGTTCTTTAGGAACAGTATCTCTAATAAATCCAAAGTTGGCAAAGTTTCCAAATAATGCTGTTGTCATACTGCTATTCCAAAAAAGTTAATGGTTAGTCTTGCAGTATCTTTTGAGTTACCAAAAAATCTATCAACGCTATGCCAGTGATGCGGATCAAACATAACACATCTATTGTATTCATTTTCAACAATCATATCTTGTTTGAAAAAAGAACGTTGTTGTTCTTTATATCTAACATAAGATTGTCTGTCTTCGGGCAACGCATTTAACTCTTCATGAAAAACTTTTTTAAAATCTTCAGTGAATGGTAAAACTTGATTATAGAATATTGTTCCAGAATTATCTGGAGGCGAAGGATTAAGATAAACAACTCCTGCAATATTATAATGTGGTTCATCCTGATGCAACCAGCCCAAAGTGTATGTTTCGTCTACTAGTGTAAAGTTTGCTTTTAAAAACTGAAAAGATGTACAACCATGTACATGCTTGATTAATTTCGATGCAATAGATTGAAATAGATTGGCATTGATCTCATTTAATAATTTTGATTGTTCACCCGGCCACGGAGCTAACTCGTCTCTCGAAAACTCTTGTCTAAGAGCAAAGTGCCTCCATAGATCGGGAGATTCTAAAAAGTTATCAACTACTTTGATCGGCATGGGAAATATTTTTTTCATTTTGCTTTAATAAAAAATACCTGTGTTAGTCTAGATTCAGCATGTGTTGAGCCAAAAAACTTTTCAGCGCTGTGCCAGTTACGCGGATCAAAAATAATACAACGATTATAAACACTTTCAATAGTTGTTGTTTTCTTAAAAGACTGAACCTGCTCTTCTCTGTACTTAGAGTACTGTTCTCGTTCTTCAGGAGATGCTACTAAAACATCATTCATAAACATTTCAGTGTAACGCTCACCGTTAAAATCGTTCTGATCTTGATATATCACAGTTCCTGCACCTATCGGAGCATCTGGATTAAGATAGATAACTCCTGCAATGTTTAGTTTTGGATCGTCATCATGAACCCAACCCCGTCCATAAGTTTCGTCGATAACTTGAAATCCTGTTTGTAGTTCTACAAACTCTGTGAATCCGTAGGGTTCCATTATTGCCAGCAACTTACGCATTGTTACACGAAATATTTCTTGATTTATTTCATGCAATAGCTTAGTTCTTAGTCCTGGCCAACTCCCTCGATCGCCCTTAAAAAACTCTTGACTCAATGCAAACTCTCTCCAAAGATCAGGATCCTCATAGAAGTTGTCAAATACCATTGTAGGTATGTAGGGATTGAGAAATCTATTTTTGATTCCAGAGTTTTTAATAAACTCCGAACTTCTAGAATTCATTTTTATGAGTTGATCTATATGTTTAGTAATCATCTTGGTTTACCTACAAAGTTAATAGTTAATGCCAATCTCTTTGTAAACATTTTTGGACAGGTACTTGCATGATAATGCCAACCATTAAACAACAAAAGTTTTCCTTGATCGGGCATACTCTTGTGCATAACGTGATACTTTTCAGCAGCTTCTATTTCATGAAAAATAACAGTCTCTCCATCGGACTTATTAATATAGTATACAGCAGTGTAGTGTTCTTGGTCAAAGTCTCTATGCGGATTGTTGTATTTGTAAGGCTGACTAGGTAACAGATACTTTGTGTTTAATAAAAACCCCAGACGCATACGTAACATCTGATGTATTTCAAAACCTGTTTTTTCTACCATTGCATCAACTAATGGTTTGAAAAAATCAGCATAAGGATTCGTTTCATTATTAGGATGATATATTAGATTAACAAATCCCGGAGTTGAATTATGAGATTCGTTTGCACGTTCAAATGTAGTATCTTCTAAAAAATGCCAAGGAAACTCAACACGAGTTACTAGATTATAAATCTCATCTTGATATTTTTTATCAACAATGTCGTGTATTTCAATAGGTTTAAATGTCATGATTTATCCTGTAATAGTTTCTATCAATTTGATGATCGTGTGGATCAGTAGCAAATCTATTCCAACAAGGAATACTCATGCTTAATCTTTTTCCTTTTGGTTCAGCAACATGATACATTCTCGAAGGGATGTACAATGCATCTCCAGGCTCCAGATCAACTTCAATGGCAAGATCTAAATCCTTATGATCTAGTTGACCATTCATTGTACCTGTTCTATAGAGGTATGAAATCCTGTTGTTATATATTTTCCAACGAGTAGTGCCTTCAACTTGAATAATGAAGTTACAAGGATAATCGTCGTGAATTCCGAAAGATTTTGCATCTGTTAAACCACAATAAACATGTATGGCTGCATTTACATTAAACATTGTTTCAAATATTTTTAATAAATGCATGGTCTTTTCATTATAAAAACCATAGTTCATAATAATCAAACTATTGCCTTGATGAAACTTTTCAAATAAAAATCCTTTGTCTTGTACGGCTCTATCCCATATCCATGCTTTTTTACTTCTTGGAATATCAACTTTCTTATTATACGGATCAATCATTTCGAAGTCATAGAGATAGGGATTATTCAAACATTTCTCTACATCATTCCAGGTTAATAGGTCACTAGGATTTTCTAATAGCTTCTTAAAATAATGAGGCTTGTCATTGATTAGTAAGTTTGTTTCGTTAAGTATTCTTTGGCCAATATCGTTCATCGTCTGTCCTAATGAGTTTAATGTTAAAAGAAATACTGATTCTATTTTCGTCGGATTCGTTTCTTTCCACACCGTGTGGCAACCATCCAGGAAACATTATTAGTTTACCTGTTTTTGGTTTAAATGTTATTGCACTAGCACTGATAGGGGTATATCTATCCACTACTGCTTGAGAAGCTATGATAAAATCTTGGCTGTAACTTTTATAAAATGTAATATTTCCCTGCCCTTCGGATGCTTTTATATAGTAAGCTCCAGACACGAATGAGTTATCGTGTGTATGAACAGAGTTAGTATGTCCTCGTTCATTAATATTGATCCAAAAGTTTTCCATCAATATAAAACACAGATCTTCTCTGTAACCAAAATCTCTAACAGCATTTTCTGCCTGTGCTTTTATTTTAGATTCTAATACTACCATCTCTGGATGTGTTCCTGGTCGAAAGTCTTTACTTTGCCAACCACCCTGATTGCTTAATCGTCGACCAACAGGATCTTCGTCTCTTAGCCTATAGGCCAGTTTTTCTAAATCAGCATTTTCTAAATCAGTATCTTCCCACCACAACGGTGTAGGGAAATAGAATTCCATATTCATCTAAATAAATCTCTCATTGTTTTATTTTTCAGTACTTCGTGACTAAATGCAAATGCATGACTCCATCTAAAGTCTATGTTTTTAGATATGCTGGCTAAATGACAGACATTAGCTTGATACATTGTCATAGTACCTATCTTGTTAGGAATAGCTCCAACCATTTCAAACCCCCATCGAGCAAGTTCTTCATCTGACATATTAAACCAAGCATCTGCTCTAGTAGGCGTTTCTGCAATAGCACGCCATTCTTCAAACATTTTATGGTTAGTATCTACTTGAAAATCGTAAATATAATCTTTGATTTCACCGTGATACTTATAGAGTTTGGTACTGCTATCTGCAATATTGTGGTCCGTGAACCACATGTTAGCAACTAAACCATGAGCATAATCAATATGAGGGATCCTCCAACAACTAATAGGTCTAGCTCTTTCTTTAAAGTAGACGTTCCCCCATTCATGTATCTGCGGATCATAAGTGTCTTGTCTAATATTCTTAAGATAAAAATCTCTGATCAAGAAACAAATATTTTTTGAAACCCACTCGGGCACATGAATAGTATCGAAAGGATTCGGATCAAAGTTATCGGGGTGGTTGTTATCTTTTTGTATAGGAAAACTTTTAATTAGATTTTTAAAAGTATCTAGGTGGGCAGCGTCAAACGGTAGCTCTGTTGTCCAAAAGCCTATACCATAATCTAATGAAGTGTACTCAGTATTCCACTGATCCAACGATTTGATTTTTATAACCTTATCGAAGTTATTTGCATCAGGATAGCAGAATTTAAAATCATTCATTTTATATTAAATGTCATTACCAATCTTTCTTGATCGGTATTATTAGGCTGCACGCGGTGCCGCATCCATCCAGGAAAGATTAATACATCATTAGTTTCTACAGGTATTTCTCTATAAAGAGTTTCGTCGGGCTCCATAGGAAAAGTATTCATATGGTATTCTAACGGATCTTTGAACTCAATGTTTCCAGAACCAGGCGGACATTTTAGATAGCAACTAACTACAAATGTAGAATAGTTATGATTATGTTCTGAAGTTAAACCTTGTGATAGGTGTTTATTACACCAAGATTGTGTTACTTCAGATTGCCTATATTTAAAACGATATGTATCTTTTAAATGCTCTAGTTTAAGTCCTAGCCAGTTTTGAAAATCAGACAACTCTTCCCACCCATGTGGTTGTAGATGCTGATCTACAGATACTGTAGAAACAGCCTCGCCGTATTCTAACTTTGAATTTATTTCTACTAATGAAAATAGGTGTTCTATTTTTGGGTCTAGACTTTTTAGGTCAAAGTTATACCTGTATTTCCACACTAGAGGGGGAAATAAAAATATTCCGCCATCATTAAGCTGAAGCAACAGCAGTTTCTCCGTGTAGCTCAATAGCTAACGTTAATCCCATAACAACACCTTCCATCTTGAGAACATCCGTTGCAAGATCCTGTCTCTTGGCAAAATCAATAGATGTAATGCCATATGGGTTTAGTTTTACATTGGCAAAATCCTCTTCAAGTTTAGCCAACTCTGCTTCTTTGGTAGTTTTTTCAGAAGACACTTGAGATAGTGTATTTTTTAGTTGTTCGATGTAGTTCATTTTAATCCTCTTTATTTTTGTTAAGTATTCTTATAGACCTAGTCAATCTTTCTGACAGACTATCGCTATGAAGGAATACACAGTTAGCAGCATAGTTAAATGCCCTCTCTCTTTCTAGATCTTCAGATCTAGCATTTTCTATAGAAACATCATAAGTTGAAAGACTCAGATGTTTTCTCGAAACTGGTATTAGTTGACACAGAGGAGTTCCTGCTTTTATCAGTGTCTTTCCCTCTAGTACTTTCCAGAATAACTGAATGTTTAGTACATGTGCATATTTTGTATCTAAGAATCCCGTAGCCGATATAAATCTACTTTCATTGTTATACGACACCGGCATCTGCAATAACAATACATCGTCAGATGCTTCCACACGCCAGGGAGTTTCTAACTTGATTACAGTTTTTAATGTTGTATCTGGATCATCAAGTAATGGTTCTACTTGAGATTTTGTATGAGACGAAACATATGCATCACGGCCGGAACTGATTTTACTAAATCTATACGGTTCCATCCATTCAACCGACGTGCCGTCGCCGTTGGTTTGAATAATAAAATCAGCAGGTGCTGTTACAATCCATCCCGTAGATACAAGTTTTTTAATACCCGGGCAGTTTTTAGAACTTAGAGTCTCTGGTTTGTCTCCTACCTGATCATCGGCTAAGAAGTTTCTTTTAACTGCTGCTGATTTAACAATAGGAAATATTTCGTTGACACCGGGTTCAAGAGAGTAGAATCTTATATAAGGCTTCTTACTCCATCTTGAAAATAACTTTTTAAATAGCGTGATCATCTTTTCCGCCGTAGATATTATCTCTTAAAAATTCATAATGGCTAGGTAATGTTTTTACATAATCAACGATGAAATCTCTGTATTCTTCATATCTACGTTTAGTATAGTTAATCTCTTCTTCCTTTTGAGACTTCTTTAATCGATCTCCACTAAAGTATATTAGTTCTTTAGTAGAAATAGATTTAACTCCCATGCCGGCGGCAATAAACATGTTGCCGATATATTCACTAACATAACTTTGATTGCCTACTAGGTTACCCATTAGGTTAGGATATTGTGCCTGTATCAACATTTGATCTCCCATCATTTCAGGGCAGTACTCGTTAATTTGGGTACACCATCTCCAATAAGGAGTATCTGTTCTCTTTGATAATGCATAGTGTTGAGATACAAAGTCTCTAAACTTAAGAACATCGTATTCTACTGCAAAGTTAAAACCTTCAATCTCAGTTCTTGTAAGGTAACCTTCTCTACGATTTAAGTTTTCAACCAGCTTGATAATGTTTTCATGTGTAGTTAGCAAGCCTGTTGATTCTAATGGCTCGACAAATCCGTAGCTAAGTCCAACACCTACAACATTGTTGATCCATGCACGACGTCTACGTCCGTGTCTAATATTCACCATAAACATTTCTGCTTTTTCTGCAATCTCCGGACTGTGCTTTTCGGCAAGATGTTTTCTAAACTCTCGCTGTGCATCTTCTGGTGTTACAAATCTTGATGAAAATACATAACCTGTGCCAATACGATTCCATAAAGGAATATTCCAAACCCAACCATTGTCTAATGCATGGCAGTCTGTGACATTATGCATTTCACGCTCTCGATCGATATAGGGTAATCTACATGCCCATGCCATATCATTTGCTAGATATTTGTCAAAGGGTTTGAACTCTGATCCCATCCAACCTTCTAATAGAATAGACTTAAATCCAGTACAGTCTACCCATAAATCAGATTTGAGAGTAGAACCATCAGACATAAAAATCTCAGCAATGCTTCCAGATTGGTCTTTTTTATAGCTATGAACATCACCGATAAGATGCTTCACACCATTTGGTAATGCAATTTTTTCTTTAAGATATTGACCAAATAGTTGTGCATCTAAATGGTAGGCAGTATCAAATGCAAAGTCGTAGTTTCTTAATATATTTTTTTCGTCTTTTGTCTGCTTGTTATATTTTGCAAGAAAGGTGTTGCCAGTAACGTAAAACTCAGCAAATGTGTTTGGTGAATATTCTTCAGGATAAAGTGTAGCTAACTCACTCCAGGCCTGTGTGCCGTGTGGTTTATCAGTAAAGTCTAATCCTGCACTAAATGGATACTCAAAGAAAGATCCATCAGGTTCTCTGAAGTTTGTAAATCGAATAGAGTTTTTATAGGTTGCATTACAAGCGGCCATCCAATCTTCATCTCTGAGATCTAACAATCTTAGAAACTTATTGATATGTCCTAGTGTACTTTCACCAACACCAACAGTTCCAACTTTTGAAGATTCAACCAATGTAATATCGAGATGTGGGCATAATTTAGATAATGCTGCTGCTGTCATCCAACCAGATGACCCGCCACCTACGATTGTTACTGTTTTTACTTGCATGAAATGTCCTTTATAAAGTGCCAGTTATTTATAGCGGAGATTCTGCAGAGAGAAGAAAAAAGGCACCCTAAAGTGCCTTTGTTTGCTCTAGAGCAAAGTTGTTTAGGATCCTTGAAATCCTCTCCATCCGCGATATCTCTTCCATGCTGGAAGTTCTGTAGTTGAAGGAATCGGTGTTCTGTTCTCACTAGGTTCTTCGGTACCCAATCTAGCCAACTGCTCCTCGGGAGTAGTTAAATTTGCTGCTTCTGTAGACTTAGGAATAATAGCCTTGATTGCCGAAACGTGCTGAAACCATTCTCCATCTTGGCTAATAGTACCGTTGGTTCTTATTTCATGAAACAACATGTCTAACTGTTGTCCGTATTCCCCGTATGCTACCTTACGTGCAACAGAGTTATTGGTAAACGGACCGTCTCTTTCAACCCAAATCATAGTTCGTTGACTCGGGCTATATTCTAATGTCCAATCTAGCGTGATTTCGTCAGGAGCATCAACCCACTGAATCGTGGCATCGGGGCCATTATAAATGTCATAATCTTGACCTGGTTCAACAATCTGTTGTACCCAACCTTGATATCCAATAAGTGCTTTTTTCATAACTTGTTAATCTCCTAGATTATTTATATTCTTCAACTAATACGATTCCCGGACGACCATCAGATCCTCTATGTCCAGTAAAATATCCACCAGTACCGCCTGTACCTGGTGCAGCGTGTCCTTGGTGATTATGACTAAAATGTCCACCTTGTGGGTGTCCACTGGGGGCCGGTCCTCCGAAGTGACTAGTGCCACCTGGTCCAAAACTATGATGATGTGATCCGCCCGATCCTGTGTGTATATTTAAATCGCCGCCTGAACCTGACCCACTTACACCACCAGAGTGCTGATTTTGTCTATTAGCACCATGTCCGCCACTGGCTGAACAGTATGGTCCAAATGATGCTGAATCTCCATTGCCGCCTGCGCTGGAGTAGTATGTACCGCTACCGCCGCCACCTACGTATACAGATACCGAGCTGATACTAGTAACATCTAAAATTCTTTCGCTGTATCCGCCTGCGCCGCCCGACTCTCCGTGCCCAGAAGCACCGCCTCCGGCGCCTTGACATTTAATTCTTACATATCTAACGCCACTTGGTTTATTCCAAGTACCGCTACTTGTAAAAACACTCATACCGGAAAATCCAGCTACTGAATATTCTAAACCATTATTGGCACTGTTTGTTCTTAGTACAGTATTTGCAGATCCGATAGAAGATAAACCAGTTCCGCCTCTTGATACTGGGATTGAGCCAGTTACTCTAGTTCCTGCAATGTTGACTGATGCCGATGCTAACTTTGTTGAAGTAACTGCACCAGCAGTAATATCTGCACTAGGAATGGATCTATCAGCAATCTGTGTTGTGGTAATAGAACCATCAACAAAAGATGTGCCTGTTAGATTTTTTAATGCTTGGTAGTTAAACGCCATGTTTTTCCCTATTAATAATATTCTGTAATAACAACAATTCCGGGGCGTCCATCTGAACCTCTGTGTCCACTAAAGTAACCACTTGTGCCACCTGTACCGGGTGCCGAATGACCTTGGTGATTATGACTAAAATGGCCACCCTGCGGATGTCCACTTGGGGCTGCGCCACCAAAATATGTAGAACCGCCCATACCCGATGAGCGTTGCTCGTGGCCGCCACCTGCGCCGCCATATAAATTTAGATCGCCGCCTGATCCAACACCAGGCAATCCACCATTATGATTGTTGTGTCGGTTACATCCGTGACCTCCACCAGCTGACACATATGGTCCGAAGCTTGAACTATTTCCGTTGCCGCCTGCATTATTATAGTATGTTCCGCCGCCGCCGCCACCGATTGTGACGGATGCAGAGCTAATGCCTGTTACATCAATAATCTTTTCTGCGTATCCGCCAGCTGCGCCCGATTCGCCATGGCCACCGCCACCGCCACCGGCTCCCTGAACTTGTACTTTGATATATCGAACATTTGATGGTCTAGACCATGTGCCGTTACTAGTAAATACAACCATTCTGTATATACCACTAGGTTGAAATTCTAAAGCATTATTTGAAGAGTTGGTAGCCAATACCCTAGATGCTCCGGAAAACCCGCTTAATCCAGTACCACCGCGTGCAAAAGGAACCGATCCTGTAACTGTTGAAGTACCGAGATCAATCGAACTAGTTGCTAGTTCGCTTTCTGTGATTGTAGAATTTGAAAGTTTTGCAGTAGTGATTGCATTGGTATTTGCATCATTTCCTAGTACTGTTGAGTTAACAAGAGAACTAGAAGTTAAATTCTTTAATGCTTGATAGTTAAATGCCATTCTTTATCTCTTTATTAATAAAAACTTGTAACAATAATAATCCCAGGACGACCGTCTGAGCCCCTATGTCCGTGAAAGTGTGCGCCTGCACCACCTGTTCCTGGAGCGCAATGTGTTTGGTGATTGTGTGCAAAGTGGCCTCCTTGTGGATGGCTACTCGGTGCACCACCGCCAAAGAAAGTATCAGCATTTGATTGAGCACTATATGCATGATGACTAAATCCGCCGCCTTGGTGTAGGTTTAGTTGTCCACCGGATCCAGCACCACTTACACCGCCAGAGTGTTGATTTTGTCTATTGGCACCGTGACCCCCACCTGCTGACAAGTATGGTCCAAAACTAGACCCATCCCCGTTACCACCAGCACCTGAATAATATGTTCCGCCACCGCCGCCGCCAATAGTAACACTAACCGAACTAATGCCAGTAACGTCTAAATATCTTTCGCTGTATCCACCTGCTCCGCCACCTTCTCCGTGTCCCGATCCGCCGCCACCCCCAGCTTGACATTGTACTAGAATATATCTAACACCGGCTGGTTTAGTCCACGTTCCACTGCCAGTAAACACCTGCATACCTTGTATGCCATGATTGTTAAACTCTAAGCTAGAACCATTACTGTATAATGCTCTATATGCGCCACCAAAAGACGATACACCGGTACCACCTTTTGAAACCGGTAATGTACCAGTAACTGCACTCGATCCTAAATCAACAGCACCTGTTGCCAACTTACCTGAAGTTACTGCTCCAACTTCTAGCTTTGTTCCAGTAACAGCACCATCGGCATAATCTGCTGTGTCTAAAGAACCATCTACAATAGCATCGGAGGTGATATTCTTTAGTGTTTGATAATTAAACGGCATTTTTTATCCTTAAATCGCTTCTAATAACCAGCCTCTAGTATTATCATAATAGACCATTCTAACACTAGCACCGTTAGTACTAATAGTCATCGTGTCGTTTTGACGCATAATAGGTCTACCGTTATTTGCTATAGTGCAGTTGTTAGTACCAAAAGTTCCGGCAACATCAGTAACTTTAACAAAGTCGCCTGGATTAGGACTTGCTGGTAAAGTTAATGTAACAGCACTAGAGCTTGTATTTACCCAATAAGATTTGTTTGAGGTTACAGTTGTACTAGAACTTACATCAACTCGCTGATAGTCGTTTACTGGATGCCATGATGATCCATTATATACTTCCAACTGATTAGTAGTACTATTGTAAAATGTAATTCCAGCATTAACTGCGGATGGACGTTCAGCGGTAGTTCCCATAATCATATTGGGTACACTTGCACTCTGAATTCCTAAAGAAACTATTCTTCCCATCTTATTCCCCTATTAAGCTGTTGATGTTTCGATACCGTAAACCATTGCGGTAACGTTGATCGCACTAGATCTTACAACAATCAGCTTGCCTGCTTGAACTACAATACCTGTACGTTCTAAAACACCGTTTGCAGTAATCTGCGAATCGTATTCAATGAATTCAGCATTAGTAGGAGTAGCAGAAGCTGCTATTGCGATTCTAATGTTTGCTGCTGTTGCACCTCTGTTTACTAAGTTGATAGACACAACTGAAAATGTATCTGCCGGTACTGTGTAAACTGTAGTATTGGTAGCAGCCGAAAGGTCTGCTGATCCTAAAATTCCTGTTGCCATTTAATATTCTCCATTAATTATTTAAAAAGTAGTTCCAAGCTACTGGGTATCCTGTTACCCCTCCACGGAAGTCGAATCTAGCCTTCATTTGGATAGCTCCGCCTGTGGTTGTTGTAATCTGATTAGTGTTGATAAACACATAACCTGCCGTTACACTATTTACGTTCAATGAAGCACCACCACCACCGATCTGTGAGCTAATATATGCTTTAATAGCACGCTGGGTTGGTACAACGCTGTCCGAATCCGAAGTAAAGAACGGATCTGTTGAGAACTCAGTAATACTTGCCGATGCACCGCCTAAGGTCACCTCGCCAAGTGTAAGTTCTTGTAGACCTGCAATGTTGAATGCATCAGCGTTCAATGTTGCAATACCAGTTGATTGTTCAATAGTAAACAAATCGCCTACTCTGAAGTTACCATCTTGGTCTGTACTTGTAAAGAATACTCGTCCTCCGTTTCCTTCTACAGTTTCATTTGCCTGTATTGGATCCTGTGTAGGAGTATTTGGATAGTTAGTTTCTGTGAAACTGCCAGTTCCAATATCTAAGAAATCATGACCAGTTAAACGAACCTGACTATAACGAATTCTTGTTGTAACATCATCACCGTGTTCTGGGGATTCATTTACTGCAAGAGTTGGGCTAACCTGGAACTGTGCAGTATAAGACCCGTCGTAGTTACCTCTAAACGATAGAACGTTAACTAGTTTAAATGTTCTGCCTGGAAGATCGCCGAATACTACGTTTGATCCAGCTACTGGACGTTGAGTTAATCTACGTACAGCAACATAAGATCCGCTTTGGTAGAAATCACCGTAACCATTACCTGTTAATACTTCTGCTCCAGCAGCAACATACCCTACACCTCTGTTAGTCATGCTTGGCATTGCTAGTGCGCCTTTGCCTAATCTAACTGTAAATGGTGCTTCGTAGATGTTGCTAGGATCAGTAATAGTCATTGTTGGTGCAGATGCATAACCAGATCCCGGTTCGACAATACGTACTGCAAAAATCTTTTCTTGCGATACATATGCTCTAGCTCTTGCTTTTGCACCAGTTCTAACATAACTTGCAACTGTTCCTGCTGTAGATCTTTGAACAGCAACAAACTGTCCATATCTATTTGGATTACCGAATGCAGCACTGCTAAATCCATTAGCAGCAGTGCTCATTGTACGACTTGTCCACACAATACCGTCTTCAGATGTAGCGCCAGCAGTTGTTTGACTAACTGCTAAGAATACGCCCTGTCCGTATGTAATGTCGGTCCACAAAGCTGTAGCAGGCAATGTACTAGCTGTCCATGTAATACCATCTAAGCTATATGCTGCAACAGTACCACTTGTTGCAGAAACTGCAACAAATCTTCCGTTACCGTAGGTTACTGAACTCCAGTTGCTTGAGCTAGGAAGAGTTCTTGCAGTCCATGTTACTCCACCGTCTGTAGAACTTGCTGCTGAGTTAGATCCAGAAGCTATTGCTACCCATGTACCTGCACCATACGCAAGACCTGTCCAGCTTGCGCTGGATGGTAATGCTCCACCAGCTGTCCAAGAACGGCCACCTGTAGTAGAGTAGGCAGTAGTTGTAGCAGAGGAAGCTACTGCAACAAATCTTCCGTTACCATAAGCTACTTCGTTCCAGCTTGAGCTAGTAGGCATCGTGCCGCCTTCTGTCCAAGTTGCGCCTGCATTGTGTGAGTATGCGTTGGTTCCGTTTTGAGCAACTGCAACCATAGCAGATGCTGTCGGAGTTGCTGTGCCTGTACCAGATCCTGCTCCTGTGGCCACAAATCTAGTGCCAATAGTTCCTGCACTTGCACCGATAGCAGTCCAGTTGGTAGTTCCAATATCTAGGATAGTATATGTTCTACCAACAATAAAGCTACCTGCGTTTTCGGTAATAGTTAGAACACCGTTTGCAACAGTAGTCCACGCTGTAGAGCTAGGTAATGTTCCACCTGCACTCCATGTAATACCATCTATAGAACGTGCTGTAGCAGTTGTGTTGTTAGCGATTGCAACATATGCACCACCTTGAGCACTGCCTTCTGTATCAAATGCTTGAATAGCACCTGTAGTTGAGTTCACAGAAGTGATTGTCAGTGTTACATTGTTAGTGGTTGATACGCCGCCTACCGAAGTTCCGGCAATAGTAATAGTGTCAAGTCTTTCGTAGCCTGTTCCGGCAGCATTAACCTCTACTGAATATGCTAGACCTTTGCGTGTAACATTAAATGTTGCACTAATGCCACTACCACTTGTAGTTCCAGAAACTGCTGAATAGGTTACATAAACGTCGCCGTATGTTGAATCAACCCAAACACTGCTGCTCGGTAATGTGCTGGCTGTGGCTGCAAAGCTAGGGCCAGTAAACGAAACTGCTGGTTCAATAGTATAGGTAGTAGATGCATCTGGAACAACTAATGCAGTTCCCGGAATCATATGATCCCAACCGCTAGCACCTGTGCTTTCTTTAACTACTGCTGCAACCTTAGTACCTGCATTGTAAGCACTGATTACACCATATTGTCCGACACCTGTTCCACCTGTTAGCACAACTTTCATTCCTACATATGCAGTACTGATTTCTTGATCAGTCGCAGCAACAGTAATGCTTGTTGTTGTACCACCTTGTGCTGTGTTAGAGTTAGTTACATACCCTTCGCCGCCATACTGACCGCTAGAATCGTTACCTAAATCAAGTAGTCTAACTTGGAATACTGCATCGTCACGGAATTCGTTTCCTTCAGAGTCAGCATTAAGACCTGCACCTGTAATATTCCAATCAACTTCTGAGTAGTTAGTTCCTGCGTTATCAAATTCAAATGCAACAACTTTATTGCTGTCAGTAAACACTGAACCAACAGTTGCAGTAAACTGATATCTATTGTCAACAATACCAGTGTTTGGTGTTTCTGAGCTGTCGAATCCTTCTGCTACAGAACCAAAATCTCCATAAGAGTTGTTACCGTTTGTACCACGGATACGACCGCCATTCTCTGATAGATAACCAATATGTGAATAGTATGTAAACACAGAAACAAGTTCTGCACGACCGTTATTAGTTACCCATGCACCGATACCATCACTGATAATCTGTGTAAAGTCGTTAGACACGATAGATCTGTTGCCGCCATTGTGTAATGCACCGTCGATCTTTTGTCCTACCGCAGCGTTACCAAATGTACAAACGTTTTGAACATATGGACTACGGCTAGTGATCCAAGTACGCTCATCGGCTGGGCCCCAACCTGGATCTAGAGAAACATAAGCACCAGCAGTAACACGACTAGTACCGTATTCGTTAGTAGATGTTAAATCGCCGTATAGACCTTCAAGTGTTTGGTTGCGGATACCAGTACCATTTCTTAGATAGTACATGTCTTCTTCTAAACTGCCGATAACAGAGTTAGCATAATAGCGAGCTGCCAATAATGATTTGTAGTTTCCGGTATAGACTAGATCGTGTTTTACTGCATCAACATAAGACACCACATCTCTTAGGCACAGGTCACTGTTGTAATATAGATCAAATGTCATTGATCCAGTTGCAGCAGTTAGTACCTTTGCTGTTCCTGTTCTAGACTCACCAACAGTAAATGTTGTTGAACTTACAACGTTTAAAACATAGTAAGTTGTTCCAGTTTCGATTCCACCAAATGTTGTTCCAGTGAATCTAATAGCTGTTCCTCTTTGTAACCAGCTAGTGCTGGAAGTAGTAATAACATTAGTACCAGAAGATGTTACAGTTGCTGTACCTGTATAGGTTGCAGAAATGTATGCATCAATTTCGGCAGCAATAAAGTCTTTATTCAACTCTAACTGACGAGCAGCATAGTGTGTATTACGCAGTGGGTTTAAGACGTTTGTTCCTTCAACTGAACCTGTGAATACAACATCATCGAGTAGTTGCATTAGAGTATCAATTCTAGACTGTGCAATTGTATTGCCGCCTACGTTTGCTCTAGCCTGTGTTCTTACATATTCAAAAGCTGCTCTTGTAGCAGTCTTCTGGCCTAGATCAAATACATCGTTGGCACTGGCTCTTAGATATGCATAAGCTGCCTTAAGAGTTTGGAAGTTGCCGGCAAACATGAAGTCATAGCCAACAGCATCAATAATCATCTTTGCATCTCTTTCGCACTTTGCAGAGTTGTAAACTAAACTTGGATAGTTTGAAGACAAATAGCTGGTCATGTTAGAAACAATGGTATTTCTAGCAGCACTTAGAGTTGTAAATGCTGTAACCATTGCACCACTTGCCCACGATGTTGCAGGAGTATTAATAACTTTGCCTACAACAGTTAGCCCAGTACCGTTAGTTAATGTTATTGCAGATCCGGCAAAGGATGTTGCTAGAGTAAACGAGCTAATACCTGCGCTAACAATGTAATATTCAACACCGGATGTTAATCCATTTGCGGTTGAAGTTGGTGTAAATGTATCACCAACTAGCAATCCGTGTGCAGATGCTGTATTGCATGTGTTTGAACCAGTAATGCTAGTTACTGTGATAGTAGGTGCTGCCGAAGTTCCAGACGTTACGATTGCAATAATGTAATCTAAACATTGGTTGATAAATGTTACTGAACCTGCTGAACCGGCAGTGTCTTTGAACTGAACTGCATCTGTAGCATACCCGCCTGTGCTGATTGCCTGCGCTGCTTCTCCTAACATCTCTTTCAAGAAGTTATAGGCTGCAACAGTTGCAGTTATCTCTTCAGAGTCAATCATCATAGCGCCGTCAACACCGTCGAAATATGCTAGACCTGCGTTAATACTTTGTGTGTATCCGCCGTAGGTTAAATCATAAATCAATGCATCAACAATATATCCAACGTCTCTCTTACATGCAGTAGTGCTGTACTTAACACCTGGATATTGTTCTGCTAGGAAAGCTACAACCTGTTCTTGGAAATAGCCTTTGTTTTCTTTAATATTTTTTCTAGAATTACCATAACCTACCAAATAGCTAGTGTTATAGTTAGTTGGATCTGGATATGATGCTCCAATCATAGTTCCTAAGCGGAAGTCTACATTAGTCTGCACAGCACGAACTAATCTCTTAGCCAGTGTAGATTCAGATGTGTCGCCGTATGGGAATAACTTAACTTGAGATTCTGCATTTCCAGATGTCTTTGTAACCGTTGCTCCAGTGATAATATCACCAACAACTGATTCTAATCTAGACAATGCGCCCATAGAATACTTTGCATCAAAAATGCTTGTTGTAGCGCCTCTTGGACCTGCGTTTGTGGAACGAACTTCGTCACCCAGAATACAAGTTTCGGCTGGAACAATGATTGGAAGAACTTCTCTATAGCGTCCTGTTTTAACTTCGATCACTTTAGATGGAATGTATTGTGCAGGAACATTATCATCAACTCCTGCTGTAATAGCATCTGTGATGATTCCGACTAATCCAGTGATGTCCGATAATACTCCAGTTTCAGCTGCAATACTAGCGTCTGTCCATTGTGCAACGATGGCTGTTGAGTTGTCACCATTTTCTATTTGATAGATTGTTGATGGAGATTCTTGTGCAAGTACATTAGCAATAACAGATAAACCATAGTTAATAGCTGCAACTGTTTCAGCCTCTTGACCAAGTGTATATACTCTTGGAGCATCGTTTACATAGCTTAATGCTGCATCTCTAGATTTTTGGTTACCGCCATGGCGAATATCGTGTATCAGAGAATCAACAATGAATCCCATATCACGTTCGCACTTGTTATCATCATATGTAAATCCAACAGTAAATGGTGTTAGGCCGTTAGTAACTTGATAGTCAATCCATTCAACGATTTCGCGTTGAATAAATGGTCGGTTAAGTTCAAGTAAACGAGCTGCATCAGGATTACGTGGACCTTTTTCTAACTGTTCACAAGCATAGCGAATACTTGCCCACGGCTTATCAAGCGTAAGTCCGTGTACTGGTGCTGTACCATCGGTTCCGTGGTTAGCAACAAAATAAACTTGATCAACTTTACCTAGTGTTGTCCACTCTGGAATTAAAGATTCACTAACAGTTAAAACTTGACCTTCAATACCGACTGGTAGTCTTGTAGGACCAGCGCCGCCGAAGTAGACTAAATCACCACGTGTTGTTAATAGATCAGTTTCGTCTCCGACTGAGAAAATGTTCCAGTATGTTCCAGTACTGTCACGATCGGGTCTGCTTAAAGCTGCTCCGCCGCCTTGTGCGCCGATTGTAGATCCGTCATCACCTTCAGAATGATGATCGTTAATACAGATATAGGCATTAGAACCGTATCTTACAATGTCACCTAGGTGATATTCAACATCATCAGTCCACTCGCCTAACCATTTGATACCTGCACTTAGTTTTTCCCAATAGGTTGTGTTAGGAGGCATTGCTGCGGCCAAACCACCCATTGACCCTGAACCAGTACTCGGTGTAAATGTTGCTCCGGCAGGTGTTGTAGTAATAGTAAATTCAGTTAGACTGATTACTGATTTTACATAATAATGTGCGTTTGGTAAGACATTACCGAAAGTTGTTCCGGTAAACATAATAGTCATACCAGCTACCATACCAGTTGTAGCAGATGTAGTGAATCTATTTGTAGATGACGAACTAGCTGTTACAGTTATTGCAGTTCTAGGAGAATCTGCTTTGGCAAGATAAGTGTGACCATTTAGTCTAACAACACTACCAATCTTGTATGAGGTAGAGTTAGACCAGTCATTGTAATATCTAAATCCTTCTGAGAACAAATCCCAGTCAGTTGTTCCAGTTGTTGGAACAGAGTTAACATGATTTGTTTTTGCAACATACTGGTTACCACCGTAGCGAACAACATCGCCAGGTTGATAAGTTGTTGCTGAACTCCAGTCACCGCCAAACTCTACGCCTTCGTTAAACTGATTCCAGTTAGCTTCGTCTGTAGCAAAAGTTCCGGTAGAAACGTGTGCAGCAATACAAATCCATGTACCAGCACCGTACTTAACAACATCATTAACTCTGTAACGGATGGATGAACCACTCCAATCGCCGCGATACTGTAAACCTTCGTTGAACTCGTCCCAGTTAGATTGGTGATCTTCTAGTCCCAATAGAGTAGTTGCAGCAGATGTGTGGCCGGTGTTACATACATATGTAATACCACCGTACTTTACAAGATCGTTAGGCTTGTAACGTGTGCCTGTAGCCCATGTATCTTTCCAATCAAATCCTTCAGCAAACACATCCCACTTGGCAAGATCTTGTTCTAAACCAAGAGTAGCTGTTGCGGCAGAAGTATGAGATTCGTTAGTAACGTAGACAGTGCCGCCGTATTTTACTAGATCGCCTAGTTTATAGAATGTGGATGTAGTCCATACATCTTTCCATTCTTGACCAGCGGTCATTTGATTCCATTTAGTTGGAACAAAGTCAAGATCTGTATAGAAGTTAGAATCTGCGACATGACCTACGGTACAGATATAGGTGTTACCACCAAATCTGATTACGTCATCTTTGTAATAAGATGTGCTAGCGACCCAGTCGCCTTTCCACACAAATCTAATTCTACCTAATTTAAATTCTGCCATTTATATACTCCGTATACGTTATTTATCACCCAAATATTATCTATGTTTGAAAGACCTGTAGAACATAGATTGTGCTAACATTGTTCCATTAATACCAGCTTGCGCACCATCAAAGTTTGCAACTACTGGAATCACTACTGACCCACCAATAGTATTTGTAATCAAGTTAGGACCTACCTTAACCAAACCAGCAATAAAACTAGCTGTAGCAATATCTGATCCACCAACACTTAGTCTATTGGCCAAATAAGACTTAATAGCTCGTTGTGTAGGAATGATATTATTACTATCTGCTGTGAACAGCGGATCTGTTGAAAACTCTCTAACTACTGCGCCCGAACCTCCTAACCTAACACCACCTAAACGTAGTTCAGATAGTCCGTTTAGATCAAAATAGTCTGCACTAATAGTTACAACACCAGTGGCCTGTTCAACTGCAAACAGTTCACCTGCTCTAAAGTTACCACTTTGGTCAGTACTTGTGTAAAATACACGACCTCCGTTAAACTCTGCTACTTCATTTTCAGGAGCAGAGAAGAATTGTCCTGTTGAGTAAAGAGTAGGATAGTTAGTTTCGTCAAAGTTTCCAGATCCAATGTCTAAGAAGTCATGTCCTGTAATACGACATTGACTATATCTCTCTCTAACTTCTACAAATGTTCCGTGTGTTGGGCCATTGTCTGTGTTAAAGTTAGGACTCAACTGAATGTAGGCTGACAAGCCACCTCCGTTTACATTCAACAAAGGTGTAATAACAACAGCAGTATAGATTTGATCATTACCGTCAAATCTTAGCTGAGCTCCTGGTCCAGGATAACCACTCAAATCGCTCAATGTAATGTATCTATTTGCAGGAATCATATCTGCAAATCCATCACCTGAGATTGTAACTCTAGTTGTTGAGGTCTTATATCCAACACCTCTGTTTAACCAGCTAGGTTGTCCCAATACTCCGTCTCCAATTCTCATATCAAAATAAGGATCTGTGGACTTGTTAGGGTCAAATATTTCAACAGTAGGTGCTTCGGTGTATCCAGAACCCGGATCCCAAATCTTAATTCCACCAATTCTGCCGCTAGCAATGTCTAATCTACCTTTGAATGTAGAGCCAACATTAACTTTATTAACTTTATCTGTCTGATCGCTGCTGATCAAAATCCAAGTTGGTGTATTATTACTGATATCTCTGATTGTAGAATCGTCTAAGGTTACATCTGGATTACCATATGCTGCATCAATCCAGTTTAATTCTGTAGTTAACGTTCTGCCTGTCCAGTAAATGCCGTCTTCGGACGTTGCTGCAAATGTTGTCGGGCCAGATGTAGGATCTCCTGCAACGTCAACTCCTCCAGTATCACATACTGCTAAGAATACACCGTTAGCGTGTCTAACACGTTTCCAGTTCATTTTTGTTGATCCGTCTGGTGTTGGCATAGTTGCTGCATACCACTCAATGCCATCAAAGCTATATGCGGCATCACCCTGACTAGTTATTGCTACAAATCTATTGTTACCGTAAGAAACACCTACCCAATCTCGTTGACTAGAGTCTGCAATCACGTCCATAATGTAACCAGTCCACGATGCGCCACCGTCTGTAGACACTGCACACATATTTCCACTGTTTGCAATAGCTACAAATCTACTCTTACCGTAGGTTACATCGACCCATTCGTTGATAGTTGAGTCAGGTGCTGTTGGTAAACTATTTGATACGGTCCAAGTTGTACCGTTAGTACTAATGCCCACGCTATTCAAGTTACCAGAAACTGCTAAAAACTTTCCTTCTGCATATATTACAGAGTTCCAGTTTCTTGAAGCAATAGATCTTGCGGTCCATGTTAAACCGTCATTAGAACTTGCTGCTGCGGCAGCACCGTAGGCAATAGCTACAAACTTGTTGCCGCCACCGGCAACACACTTCCAGTTTCTACTAGAAGGCATAGTAGCATCTACCCATGTTACACCATCCGACGATGCTACAGCACTGGTTCCAGTTGATGGTGTAATAACAAATCGTCCGCTAGCTGCATGTCCAGTATAGGTAAATCCTGTAATAGAGTTAGTACTGTCGTTGGATATAGAAGTTACTGTTATAGTAATGTTGTTATCTGGAGTTACTCCGCCAACGTCTTCGCCTAATAAAGTTATAGTCTGTCCAACTGCATAGCCTGCGCCTGTAGATCCGCCACTAACAACTGTGTAAGTTCTACCAGTCTTAGTAACGTTAAACGCTGCTGTAGAAGGTGGAAAATCAATAGTTGTACCTGTACCAGCATCACCGAGCACATTAGTAAACGATTCTGTAGTTTCACCCCATGCTATACCAGCCCAATACGTGCTTACTGGTAGCAAAGGCTGTGAAGAGTTATATGGGGGAGCACTAACAATCAATCTTGGTTCAATTCTATAGGTTGTTGAACTATCAAATACAGTAGCCAACGGCCATCCCGGAGTTACATGATCCCATCCCGGTTGATCATCTGTTTCTCTCTTAACTGTAACAACCTTAGTACTGGTGTTATAGCTTGTGATAACACCGTATTGTCCAGTACCAGTACCAGAAGTAATGATTAATCTCATTCCTAAATAGTTAGCTTCTTCATTTGGATCATTGGTTGCGATAACAATCATTCCGGAACTATCGCCACCCTGAGCGTTATTTCCTGCAATAACAAATCCTGCACCACCTGCAATAGATGAATCCTGAGGATTAACTAACTTTGGATAAAATATCGCTTTGTCTCTAAAATCTTCTTGTACAACATCTGCTGTTGCACCAGAACCAATAATAGAATATGTAGCTTCTGTGTAGTTTTGTCCGGCGTTTTCAAACTCCATGATCAGAATTTCGTCATTTACTTCACCGGCAAATGCTGCAATAACTGATGCTTCTTGATTTCTGTTATTAACTGAACCGGATCTTGGAGTTTCTAATGGATCGTTACCAACTGCAACAGATCCAAATACTCCATAACTGTTATTACCGTTAGTTGCACGAATCTTACCACCGTTCTCTGCTAGGTATCCTACTTGAGAATAATATGTGAATACAGAAACAAGTTCTGCACGACCATCGTTTAGGACCCATGCTCCGATACCGTCGCTGATAACCTGCGTAAAGTCGTTAGATACAATGGATTTATTGCCGCCATTATGCAATGACCCGTCAATCTTTTGACCAACAGCAGCATAACCAAAGGTAGTAACGTTTTGAACATAACACGATCTTGAAGTAATCCAAGTACGCTCATCGGCTGGGCCCCAACCTGGATCTAGAGAAACATATGCTCCGCCAGTTGGTTTAAAAAATAAGCTGTAAGACACTGAAGATTCTAACTCACCGTTCAATCCTTTTAGTGTCATATTTCTAACACCTGTTGAGTCTCTTACATAGAACATATCTTCTAGTGCAGATCCGAGCACAGCATTCTTATAGTATCTAGCAGCCATTAAAGATTTATAGTTGCCTGTGTACTGCAAGTCGTGTACTAGTGCTTCAAGGTATCTAGTTGTGTCTCTGCGGCAGAGGTCTGAATCAAATACATAGTTAGGGTAGAAGAACTGCATAAATGCAACCCCTTCTTCAGCTAAAAATGAAATGTTGTCTTCTATTAATGTTGCTGCGGATATTCTAACAGTTTCTGTAGTGAAATCGTTTGATCCGGATGTTTCTGGTTTTGTTCCAGTACCATCGACGTAGAAAGTAATATAATCGATAATGTTGTCGATTAGTTCTCTAACTACTTGGCTAGTAGCTTCGTCAGCAAGTTCATCGGAAAGAACTTGAGTTTCTGTATTGCCTTCTGTAGGTAATACTTCAATACCTGTAATAATATCAGGAATCAGTTCTCTCATTCTTAACAATACATCGATTGAATATGACGAATCATTAGCCAATGCAGCTATTGGACTGTTTGCTGTAACAGTTACAGCTCTTAAATCACCAGTTTGCTTTGATCCAACAAGAGCTGTTCTTGCAGGAACAATGATAGGTAATATTTCTTCGTATACACCTGTACTAATATGAATGTTTGTAAAACCACTGTAGTTGTCTTTTTCAACCTGTTCACATGCATATCGAATAGTTTTCCATGGCTTAAACGGACTGCCGCCACGTTCAACACTGTCAACTCCGTTAGGAGCAACAAATCGACCTCTAGTAATGTTGTTGAAAGACTTATAGTAAAGACTATCGTTTTCATCAATAGTTAATATTTCTTTACTGTTACCGATTTCAACAGCAGTAGCGCCTAGAGTACTTCCGTCACCTTGCAATGTTCTTTGAAGGTCGTATGTTAATAGGTCACCTAAAGATCTTAGACCAGTATTTGGGCCTGCCTGAACTAACAAATCCCAATAGTTGTAACCAGAACCATTGTCGCCTGGAAGATTTTGAGTGTCGGCATCATGTTCGACGGTACATCTGTAGGTAGATCCGTCAAGTATAACTATATCGCCTACTGCATAGTGTTCGCTTGAATTCCAGTAGTTTCTCCAGTTGTCTCCGGGAATGACTACTTCCCAGTTACTGCTGTCAAGATAATCTAATGTACTACCATCAGTAACTGAATCTTGAGTCGCTATAAACAGTTGACCTCCACGTTTTACAACATCGCCAGTCTTATATTGAAGAGCAGAATCCCACTCTCCTTTAAAGTTTACTCCTTTAGAAACTACATTCCAGTTGGCATAGCCGATATCAATGTCGCCGGGGGCAATGTTGGCATTATTTGTTGTACTGTAATACAAATATCCGCCGTGTCTAACAAGATCGCCTATTGCATATTGTGTATCTGCTGCCCAATCACCTGCAAAGTTATAACCAGGAAACTCTGTTGACCAATAGGAACTTGTTATTGTTGTGCTGCTTGTATGACCTGTTGTACATCTTAAGATTGTGCCACCATACTTTACAAGATCATTAGCTTTGTAACGTGTAGCTGTTGCCCAACTACCCTTAAACTCAATGCCACTGAAATAAACTGACCATTTTGATTGATCATTTTCTAATCCAGTAGTAACAGTGCCCGAAGTGTGTCCAGTGATGCAACGATAAACAATACCATTATACTTTGCAATATCACCAATGCCATATCTAGTAGCAGGAGTCCAATCGTTAGTCCAAGATTGCCCTGCGGAATAGATAGTTAAATCTAACAGATTATCATCAAAAACTGTTGTTGATGTAAAGTCCGAAACCACAAGGTAGATATTTCCGCCATAGGAAACAATATCTCCGAGACCATATTTTGTATTAGGAGTCCAATCGCCGGTCCATTCATAACCATCGGTCATTTTTACCCATGCTGGACTTTGTGCAGTATCGCCTGGAAAAACAAAATAAAGGTCGGTATAAAAATCTGCATCAGCTGTATGCTGTCTTACACAGACGTAAGACTTACCGTTATAACGAACTATGTCGTCTCTGATATATGCAGTACCGTTTGTCCAGTTTCCTTTCCAAGTGTACGCAAATTTACTAATCTTAAACTCTGCCATGTTTTATTCCGTTTAGTTATCTGATGAAATACCCTCTGGGTATGTATATGTTTTGTTAATCCGTTGTACTAATCGTCCTTGATCGTCAATGTAATACAACATACTTCTATTATCCCAGCGATATTGTGGATATCTCATGTTAGCAAATACAACATTGTGAGTATCGTCGATTCCTTCAAAGAAGTCAACTCCTGCTTCAAAGTCATCAAAGTTTTCAGCAGATGCACCGGGTAAATTTATTTCAACTGTATCATTGTCTGTTAACTGGTCACTGCGTACAAAATATAGTTCGCCATCATCGTTTCTTCTTAGTGCATAAAAATACTGAGGACTATCTCCCAATATGTCTGCAGGTGTTCTACCAAAATATGACATCTAATGGCTCCTTATGATATCTCAACATAGCTAACAACTGCGTCAACACTGTTTTCAACGCTGCTGTCAATTCTTAAACCAGAAGTTTCCGGTAAAATAAGTTTTTCGCCGCCCGTTATCAGTTTAACTGCGGTGTTCGGAGGTATGATAACGTTTTTAACAAACAGTGCTGCGGTACTGTTTTCATCTACAATATAAACATTTACGTTAACAGTATCATACACAGTTGTGTTTGCTAGATTACAACCAATAACTGTAGCTCTAACACCTTCTGCAATCTGCAGAACATCTGTCGGAACTGTACCTATTTCTGTTGAAGTTACCATTCTAAATACGGTTGGCATTTTATTATCCTAAAATTAATGCATAGATAGCTGCGATTTCATTAGCATCTGTTTCGCTAACAGCACCAGAACTACCTGCAGGGCTTGCCCATGTAAATCCGTCCCAAATCTCTAAAGACTTAGAACCGGTGTTGTATCGTGTCATACCGACCGGAGCATAAGAAGTTGGACGTTCACCTTCTGTTCCTACTGGCGGAACAAAACCATTTGTTCCTGAAATCTTAAAATAGCCGTTGCCAGTATGAATAATCTGTGTTACTGCATTAACTGTGATATTTGTAATCACGTTGTCTGCAAACTTAAAGTTACCTACTCTAACACCGCCAGTTCCGTTGCCATCAATGTATATATCCGATCCGCTAGTGGTGGTGATTTCATTGTTACCAAACAATAAGTTTCCAATGTTTAGTGTTGGAAGATTTAATGTATTAGCGTACAGATTATTTGTGTAAACAGACCTCCACTGAAATGCTTCCGATCCTAGATCGTAAGTGTTGTCTGTTTGCGGGATTAAACTACTTTGGATACTGGCATTTATTACAATGTTGTCTGTTAAAGAGTCACCAATAGTGATATTGCCACCGATTGTTACATTTCCTGTAGCCGAAATACTACCAGTAACTTCTAGGTTACCTGTAATGTTTGTGTTTCCTACAATATTTAAAGTTCCTGTGCCGTTAGGCCTAAACTCTAAACTAGCATTTGATACAGTAGTAGCAATTGTATTGCCCTGAATCTCAATATCGTCAACCTGTAGTCGGGAGTGATATATTGTCGGTTCATTACCGCTCGGTTGAAAGGAAATGGTTTGGAGGTCGCTAGTAATAGTATTTCCAGATATATGGAAGTTACCTACGTCTAGTTGGGTGTCTACTGTTAGTGTTGTTGTTCGGGTAGTGCCGTTAACATCTAAGTCAGCTGTTGGAGAGGATGTGTTAACTCCAATTCGAGAGTTAACAACATCAAGATAAAGTAGGTCGGTCTCAAAGGCAAGGTCCACGCCATCTCTGACGAGGTTCGACTTTAAGAGCGGCCCGGAAATACGACCAATAGCCATTAGCTCTCCTTGTACCTCCGTGTTTCACGGATAACCACCTTGCATTGCGGGTTTACCACAGTTGAATGCTGCAAAAATTTGGTCGATCTTTGCATTAAAGTTATTTATCAATATTGGAAATTAACCCAATAGTAGAGCTCTAGTAATAGCCAAATCAGTCATTAGATTTGTACTAACAACTTCTCCCGGACCTGTTGAAATAATGTAGATATTTCCGTCGTAACATTCTAGGTACTGTAACTCAGTATTCCACCGAGTTTCACCGACTTCTGTATAACTTCTTTCTGCAGATGTACCGGAAGGAATAACCATACCGTTAGAGCCAACAAACTTCACATAACCAGTTCCGGTTGATCCTAGTGTAAATGGAGTATTAGTCAACGCTTCACCGTTTGTATATTCTGCGATTAGATCGACATCACTGTAGATATAGGGTTTGATAACATTATGATACCACAACTGTTCATTCAGAGTTCCGCTGGTTCTGTTAGATATTTCTGCAACTAATACAGCATCGTCGGAGTTGATCACTCCGGGATTATCAAGATCATTTCTTATATCTCCAAGTTGTGCTATTCTTGTTGTAACAACAGTACTTCCCCCGCCTAAGAAATATTCATCCCCGCTTGCAGGATTAAACCAAAATGCTGCGAGCGGATTTCCAGATAAGGCTGCTAACATACCTGCTCCCACAGCCGTAGGATTTAGTGCTGAAACAGATACTAGGTTTGTTAGATTATTACCTTCGATCTTGATCTGTTCAATGTAGTTAACGCCAGTTGACGGATTAATCAATAGATCTTCGTTAGATTGCATAGCAAAAATGTTACGATTTATACCGTCGATGTGTACTTGTCCGCTGACTACTGCTGCGCTAGGTATAACATTATTGATCTGAGTCATATCTGGAGAATAGATATCATTCCAACGCTTTAACGGAGTTCCTAGATCATAGAGATTGTTTGTTCCTGGAATAATACTTTGGTTAAAATCTGGAGTTATAGAAACTACATCAAGAACATTATCGCCTACAATAATAGTACTAGCCGATCCTAAATCTCCCTCAACTAGAATATTGCCAGTTACAGAAAGATCACCTGTTAGAAAAGTGTCTGCTTGTAGTTCTATTGTACCAGTTCCATTAGGATTTAAAACAATATTTTGATTAGTTAAACTACCAACAACATTAGTTTTAATGTCGAGTGCATCACTAACTATTCTATTATAAAATATATCTTGTCCGTTAGTAGGCATTATATGTAGCGCACCAACCTGAGTTGAGAAATAACCAGCAGCATTAATGATTACATTGTCTACATTTAACTGTCCTGTTACAGATGCAACATTTGTTCTAATATCTGATGAAATATCAAGATCATAAATCGGAGAATCAGTGTTAATACCGACTCGCATGTTGTTTACATCGAGGTAGAGTAAATCCGGATCGGCTACACCGTTTCTAAAAGTTAAATCTGCACCATTTCGGATTAAGTTTTCTTTTAAAAGTTTTCCGCTAATGCGGCCAAGCTGTGCAACATAGCCCGATTCACTGCCGCCGCTATCTTCGCCTAGTTCGCTATCGCCAAATATTTCACTCATAGGTTACTCCTTAATCCCACGATCCGCCAGTTTGTTGCCAATGATCATCTGTAAAGATCAGCGTACACATGCCGGTGTTCACTTGTTCTGAACCAACATAATAAGTAAATGGATATAATATTCCGTTTATAAACTGACTACCCCCGGCGCGACCGTGATTAACATATACCTTGATATTTTCTGGAGACGTTGTGTTCGGTGTAGGAACTAGATACATGATTTGCCCTTCAACACCGTCTGCTAGGTAATAGTTATTCTCATCAAAATTGTTAGTAAGTTTGTTAATAGATTTGGCCAAATCTAGTGGTGTTCTATCTTGTTGAATTGAGGCAACTGATATAGCCGAAGTATTTCCAGGAGTACCACCTAAATCACCGGCATCTAAAAATCCTAGCCCGTCATTCAACGTACTATTGCCAGATGTGGCAGTAACAGTATATGCGGCTACTCCGCTAGTAACCACTACTGTAAAAGTAACTACGCCTAGTGTAAATGGGCCGTAGTTTCCATCTACGATTGGGCTGGGATATGTAGCGTCTGACAGAGCGGTTGCAGTACCAACATCATCTGCAATACCAACTTTTTCCACTGTGCCTTTAACCACAGCACCTGGCAGTGTTGTCTTACCAGTGTTATCAAAGGTAAAGTTATACGCCCCAGCAGATGTAGCCAGTTTGATTTCGCTGTTCTTAACCGTTAAGGCAGTTTGTACAGTATCTGTGTTGTCTATAATCTTTAGACTGATAGTGCTGTTACCATCACCACCTGGAATACTATAACTACTGCTACTACCATACGGTCCGAGAATGTTTCCAGGAATATTCAGTCTACCATCGTCATTAAAATCAAAGTTTTTCCCAGATTGCGGAAAGTTGATTTGAAACTGTCCTCGTCTTAATTCTGTTTCTCCAAGTACAGTATTTGTATTGTCTGTGACCTGTTGATAAACACCAAATCCATCATCGTCATAGTCGCGGGCACGAACATATATGTCTGTATCAATCAATCCTAACAGACCTTTGTTAGTTGGTACAGATAGCCACCCATCAGTATTAAACTGCCAAGTTTTGTAGATGAATCCTTCACCCGAATTATACACAGTTTGAATTGAAACTGTGCCGTCATTCTTAACCTGTACATATTGATCGTCTGTGCCTAAGAATAAATCACCAGTAGTGCCATTGATACTGCCTGCGGCAATATGAATGTGCGGAGCATCGTAGTTAGTAGTAGGATAGATACTTACATATTGTCCTGCTGATTTTAGAGTAGGATTAGGCACTAGATTAATAGCACCAAAGTTGCCGTTACCGTCTCCATTGCCTTGAATATCTACACCATTGAATGTGATATCACCTAGATTTAAAGGCGCAACGTTATATAATGATCCAGTGTCGGCGTCGCCATCGCCATCAAATCCACTGTTACCGTTTGTGCCAATCCAGTTGATTTCAGTACCTGTAACAAACAATCCAAAGATGCTGTCGTTGTAGACAACGGTGTATTCACTACCTGTGCCAAAGAATGCTTCACCGTCACTCACGGTGTCAACATTATATGGTAACGCCCAGTCTTCGTCTTGAACCGGTGCGCCATTCTGTCTGGCTTCACGACTATCGCCCTGCAGGTTAGTAAAGATATAGTTAGCTGTATCGTATTGATCGGCTCCACCGTCATAAATGTTGTTGTCTGGATTCGCATCTGTTGGCAGTGTTCCGCTAAGAGTAACGCTGCCGTTTATAAGACCACCTAGATCTACACCATTAATAGTAACGGTAATATCATTAGTAGGAGATGTTCCGTCGACACTAGTACCTGGTACAACAATAACGTCACCTACTACATAGTTAGATCCCTGTTGGCTATATCCGTCCCACTGCGGAACTCCGTCAACCTCATTTCGATATAATGCAAATATAGCACCTGAACCAACTTGATAGTTTGTACCAGTAACATTAGTATAAACTGTTAGTGCGCCGCCGTCAGCAGTTCCACTTACAGTCAATGCGAGTGTCGGATCAACTTGGACTACTGTAAGGATTAAATCGTTAACTCCATCAACACCGCCTAGTGCTGAACCTAGGATCTTAATCTTATGTCCAACAATATAGTCGGAACCGCCGTTAGTTACAGTAACGGAATAAACACCAGGATCGCCATCATTGGCTATTACATCAAACATGGCACCCGAACCTTGTCTAGTTGTGCCTTGTAAGTTTGTCCAAAGTTGTTTACTAAACTTGAAGTCAACAAACTTCGATCCTGCTAGATTACCAAAGTTAGAATAGTTGTCGTAGAACGCTTGACGCATAGTGTCCGCAGAGTTAAAGTTTCCTTCAACACCTTGATCTAGGATAACATTATCAATAACTGCTTCGGCAAAAGTTTTTAGTGTGGCAAGCGCCACCGGATCCACGCTATCGGAACCATAGACGTTTATTAAGGCAATAATGCCAGAGTTGGCCAAGCCTGAGACTCTAAAGAAGTCATTATCGGTGCTGGTATCGATTTCACTGGTAACTTCTGTTGAGGTGTCTTGATAAATCACTAACTTACTGATAGTTGGTTCATCAGCGTACATCCTACCATATTGAACTTTGAATCCTTTGTAGGGATCTAAACTAACAGTGCCCTCTCCAGTATAGGCAGTAGTCTGAATTGTACCGTCTGGGAATTGTATATTACCGTTGTCTAAAAATGTCCATCCTGCTTGATTGTCAACATCAATCATAACACCATAAGTATCGTTTTCGTTTTGAATCGATGTAAGTTTAAAATAGTTCTGTTCAGTATCAGTATTATCTACTCTTAAAACTCCTCTATCGGTTAATGTTGCTTCCCAGTCTCCATTAGATAATATATTGCCTCCGCTGCCATTGCCTCTAAAATCACTAGCTGCATCACTATCGTCTGGATCATCTTGTTCGTCGTCTTCACCGGGATTAATAACAGTCTTAGCAATAAGTTTACCGCCAATATTTTCTAGCTTAACATTACCAATATAAATTGTTCCTTCAGCAACATAAAGATGTCTAAATCTTTGTGTCGGACTTCCTAGGTCAACACTGTTGTCAGTCTTAGGTAAAATATCTCCGCCCACAAAGGCATTGCTTTCTAAAGTAATAGGTTGAGTTACTGATATCGAAGAACTATCAACTGTGGATATCGTTGAGCCTACAAACTCAAAACTTCCAAACCCGCCGGTTGAAATAGTTTGAAGTGCAGAACTTGGAAATGTGCAAAATACGTTTTTTGACCCTACTGGAAAGTTTATTTTGCTTCCGTTGTTAGACGACGATATTATCGTGTCTCGGGTTAGTGTTGTTCCAAAACTAGTGTATGTTCCGATTCCGATTTCCCAGTTACCAGCAACGTCTGTTATACCGTAGTAGGTAGTGTTACCATCACCGATAGCTTCGAAACTTTGAAATCCATCTACGGTATTTTCTAAAGTAAAATCAGATAAACCGGTTGTTCTTGATCGTACTTTTACACGATCAGCTAATATTAGGGCCATTACGCATCTCCAAATCCTTGATACGTATATTTACCCAAATATATTAGTTCTGGAAACCGTACAATAGAGTGATATTTTTATCTAAGGGTACAGGGCTAGTAAACTCTATATAAGTATCGCCTGATCCCAAGTAGTTGTACAGAAGATTGTAGTTAGTATCCGATATTTGAAATACATTTTCTACCAATACTAACACACTGTTTTCTGTAGGAGGTGTTTGATCCATTGGACCAAAAATAGTAGTTGTATCGTCGCCTGGTCCAAGTGTTTGTTTTTGTATTCCACTAACACCCGGTGCTGTTACAATTTCCCAAACTCCAGCTACATAAGCTTCAATACTGTTAGTGTCTGTATTATAACGAATGTAGCCATTAGCGCCGCCGGGGGTATCAACGCCGCTAAGTTGTGGGCGTTCTAGGCTAGTTCCTTTAGGCAATCTTAACGCACCTGTAAGATCTAAAACTGCACGGCCGTAGGCATTGATCAGCAAAGCATTATCGTTTGCCGAAAACTTTGATAAGGTTTTAGTCTTTAGATATTTCATACTGGCAATGTACTCACAGTAACTGTAATCAAGTTTGCAGCATCTGCGCCAACCCAGACAGAATCGCCGCTATCTAAAATGATTCTTTCATCACTGAAGAATACTGTTTCTCCTGCCGGAACTGGTAAGTTGCTGACAATAATATTGCTAGTGCTTGCACTATTCCCTGACTTAACAAGATAGACGTTGACATTTGCAAGATCAACAGTTTCGTCAGTTAGGTCCGGAGTTCCTGTATTACACAACACTATTGTAGTGATTGCAGATGTTTGGCCGATTACTGCACCACCGATTACTGCACCGGTTGTACTAGCTGTAAAGATTCTAGTAGGACTAGTAATCGTTGATGTTGTAATTCTTCCTTGTGTTATCATATTTTTCTCTTAGAATATCATGCTGAACAGCAGAGCTTTATTCTTGCCAATAAGCTCGTCAGTTCTTTGTGTGTTAACGTAGTTTAGTCCACTAGTTCCGATACCAGGTGTTGATGAATACAATAAAACAGATCCGCTAACACTAGCTGGCACAACATTAATTTGATCTAGCTGGACTGCATATGACGTTTGTACTTTACCTGTGCCTGTGGTTTCTAACTTAATATTTGCGTTTGTGTTTGATGCTTGCAATACAACAGCATCGGGCATCAAAATATCGTACGGCGTTGGATCTTCTGTAAAGATACTTAATCCACCGATTTCAACTCTGTTTTCAAAAAACGAAGTTACAGTTTTATCACTAACAACTACTCCTATTTGACTTTCAGTAGGTTGATTAGTGTAAGGTCCGATTGGAAAATCACCAACATCTAAAGGGTCAGTGCTGTCAAAAGATACAACTCTGCCTGTACCCCTTAATATTTGAAATGTAGGATTACTTTGAATAGCATCGTCTACATATTTTTTATTTGGAATATCATCATCATCGGTAATCTGCTGCTCATAGTTTAATGTGCCTGTTACCTTAACGACCCCAATGCCCTGTCCAATCAATGTAAGATCGCCGCTGTCTGTATCTGTATTGGTTACAATTTTTCTTACTCTCAATCCACTGTCAGCATAGTTAAACGGACCGGGTGTTGTTCCGTGCCCTATTAACCAAACATCTGCGGCTTCATCGTAGACCAATGATGATGGAGTAAGTGTTCCACGATCAACTTGAATACCGGCATACTCCATTGTTACACCAGCACCAGTTTCACCGTAGTTTACAATAATAACATTATCATTAACATTAAGATTTTCAGCCGAGACAGTTAATGTATCGCCTTCAACTATTAGGTTTCCGGTGATTTTAACAGTACCAACACCCGGCCCAGTATCCAGTTTAATCTGGCTACCTTCTAAGGTTTTTATGTTATAGTCACCGTTGACGTTTACAAACTGTCCCATACTTAAATCCTAGATTAGATTCTTGTTAAAATTAACAATGTTTCTGTAGAGTCATCACTTAGTGACCACTTGTATCTGTTTCCAGAAAAGTCGGATGCAGTTCTAAAGTTAATCTTTCTTAATGTAACTGGTTGACTGCCGTTGATTAGACCAACAATAGTCATTGTTCCTTCAACCGTTGGGTCCATGTTAGTTCCTTGGACCATTTTGTAGACCTGGGCAGCATTCGGCGGAGATGTCGGTACTGTTTCTAAGCACTTAAATCTTCTTGCTCCGACTTGATTAACAATATAACCAGCAGCAGCTGATCCACCTGTTGGGTAGATTCTAACTGGGATATGAGGTGTTGCCGAGGAACCTAAAGTTCCAAATAGTCTTTTTGGTAGTTTATTCGCCATTTGATTTCTCCTTGAGTGACGTTCTAGGTCTGCATGGTGGCACCCACACAATCTTCTAGATACTTTATTTATCTATTAATGTTTTGATTAAAATCGTCAGTTGTACTTAATGACGCTCCCTTGCCTGTGTAAAAAGGATCCAATCTAACTACAGTTGCTGTTACTGATACGATATCTACAACTTTTGTACATATAAACATGTCAACGGCATGAGCACCTATCTGTTTTGCTCGTATAACCAGTTTTTCTGCTGCTGTGGGCTTTATCAAATATCCGTACTGTCCTATGTAAAAGTTTCCAAAGTCTTTTTCTCTGTAAACTGTATCTGGTTTAAAATATTCTATAGGTTTATCTAATACTACGGTAATATCATTTTCGTAAGAATCTTTCCAAAATACACACGGGTCTAATCTACAGATGTCTACAAAGTTGTCTTCAATATCGTCTGGGAGGTTTCTTATAAACATTCCATCATGTTCTAAAATTGCAATAGTTTCATTTAATTCGATGCACTTTTTCCATAACAGAAAATGGCTCATAAAACAACCGTGGTGTCCTAACTTATGTGTTTGGGGAGGTCTAACTTTGTGCTGTTTAAAAATATGCCTACAATCATTGCCTGGAACTGCTTCAAACAAGTTAGCATCTAACCCGAAGTTTCTTGCGATAGCTATATTTTTGTTTCCTAGTTCTTGTCCTAGTTTATGATTACCTAATACTATGTGGAAAGACTTCATTTTAGTTTCTACTCAAAAGTGACATCAGCTCAATCTTTTCAACCGTAGCTAAAATGCGATTAATGGCGTCTATTTCCGCTTGTCCTTTCTCTAGATAAGCCTTGCTATGTGTTTGCCTAAAATAGACCATTGCAATGCTATAGTTTTGGATATGATGTTCTACAATATGTTCTATTTGATTAACATCGTGCGCAAACATCGGAAATCGTTTACGCCAAGCAGAACACTGTTGACGTACTGTTGGAAAATCTTTTTCTGACTCAATCTGCATACACAGATATTTAAGTCAAACAAAAAGGACCCGAAGGTCCTTTTTGATTGTGTTACATCTAAGATTAGATGAAAGATGCGTTAGCAACTGTTACACGGCCTAGGTAGTCCGCAGCGTTACCTAGAGAACTTGCTGTGTTTGTTAACTCAACATATCCATAACGAGTCATGAAGGACACGACTGGTTCGAATGTTGCTGGGTCTAAAACAACACCAGAGCTCATTAGCGGGATGTATGGGCAATAGAATGCCGCTGCATCAGACTCGCTTGCACCTTTGTAACCGACTAGAACTGTATCGTCGTCAGCATATGTGTTGACATAGATCTTCATTGCGCTGTTCAATGTACCAACAAACTTGGTGTTTGTAGGTGCTTCGAATGTACCTTCTGTTGTTCTTGCGAATGCAGAAGTTGTAGCAGATTGAAGAATTGTCAATGCTGTTGGGGATACAACTGCCCAGTTACCTGCACCACGACGTGTGCGTTGAGCGATTGTGTTAGATACACGGTTGATAGCAACTGCTAGAGCAGCGTGCTCGTCACCAACGAATGTAGCTGTACCGCTTACAGCAGCTTGGTCAAATGCAACAGTGTTACCTGCACCAGAAGCTAGTGTAGCCAAGCTACGTAGAACTTCTTGGTCGATTTCAGCTGTGATTTCTTGAGCCAAAGCAGCCATGATTTCTGCTTCGATGTCAATGCCTTGTTGGGCTTGTGCATCTTGTGCAGCTTCGAATGTCCAGCGAGCTGACAACTTACGTGTCTTAGCTTCAACTGTTTGCTTCAAGATCTGAATGGACATTCTGTTACCAGCAACGCCTTCTTTGGCAGCAGTTGCATCTGCCTTGCCGTTTGCGTTACCGGAGTAACCTTCAGCAATCTTGAATGGGCTTAGTGCCTCTTCTCCAGCACTAGCGGATCCACCAGCACTTCCTGTGAAGCTATCTGCATAGCGAACACGTAGAGTATGGATTTGACCGACTGGGCCAGTCATAGGCTGTACGCCTACCAACTCGTTAGCAATAACGGTTGGCATTACACGTCTAATGACGGGTAGAATAACACGATTAAGTGTTGCAACGTTGCCGGCGGATGTTGCACCAGCAGTAGCAGA